TGGTGAATATATGGAAGTAACTGGGGCAAAACTTGAAGATGGTTTGTTAACTATTAATGTTACCCGCCTTGTTCCAGAAGAAAAAAAACCAAAAACAATCAAAGTAAAATAATATAATATAATATAACTCTGCATCCTCTCATCAGGAAGTCGCAGATATGTCGGGGGAGACAGCGACAAAAAATAACTGGATACACCTGAGCATGTGTATAAAGTGCTCACTTGCTATTCCCGCCGATTTTTGGTATCCTTAGTATATGAAGCCTTTATCAGATAGACAAGCAGACAACCGATTTTGGAAAATGATCCAAAACAACTGTGACCATGATTTTAAATGGTCATTGCAGTGTGGGGAAGTGGCATGTGATAAATGCTATACCTTTTATGAAAAGTGGATACAAAACAATGGCTAAAAAGAAAAGCAGTTTATTGTCTTCTGGTAAAACTGGTACTTCAACTGGGTCTATGGAGTATAGCAAGGCATACTCTAAGAAAAGATATAAGCGGATGATGAAGGAAGAAAAAATGTGGCAATCACTTAATGGTCCAATTACTGTTAGGAAAATAGATAATGCATGAACTAATGGATACAAACCTTACTTGGGATGATGGGGATATATGGAAGGGTTGGACATATAATCCTACTGCTAATAGATACTACTTTGATGATATTGGGGATGAGTCTTTAGGTACCCTTTGGAATAGTGAATTCTTAATGCAAGCGTACATCTGATATACTTAATTATTGATTCGGAGGGCAATTTTGAAATCTGCAATAATAAAAAATATTTTTTCTGATAAAGAGATAGCAGAAATAAAAGTTATTAAAGATAGCATAAAAAGTGTTAGCGTTAGTAAAAGATGGCCTGGCAGAGAAGTAAAACCACTGCCAACTCTTGACTTATTACCAGAAAAAATATTGCAGACTTTAACAGACATAGCCATTTCTAATTATAAAAAACCTTTAAAAATTTATGCTGTTGCATTTGGAAAATATAGTAAAGAGTTTGGTGTTCCAAAATTGGGTCCACACTTGGACGAGGTTCCTTCGCAGTTTACCCTAGATTATCAGTTAGACGGGAACATTTCTTGGCCTTTAAGTATAGAAGGAAAAGAGTATGTTTTAAAAAATAACGAAGCGCTGGTGTTTGAAGGTGAAAATGTATTACATTGGCGCCCTAAAAGAGTATTTAATGATGGAGAATTTTTAGAATTGATGTGGTTTCAATTTAGAGAAGATGATCATTGGTCATACTCCCATGAATTAAGACCAGACTATTCTGATTTTAAAAAAAAATTATTTAAAAAGCAAAGTGAGTGGAAAGGGGAATACGATGCAACATGAAATTAAGGCTGCTGGAATGGTATATTATAAAAATGCTATAGAAAATACCGAAGAAGTAATTAGTTCTATTGAGTATATGCAAAATCAACTTGAAAAGGGTGTTTCAAGCGCTGCTATGCCATGGCATGAGTGGAATGGGTCTAATCCAGAAATAGAAAAATTTTGCATAAGGCACTTTATAACCGAGCCTAAAAATGTACCTAAACTAGATCCCCTTTATTCTCATATCTCTTTTGTTTATGATAAAATTTTTGGTGGTATTGAAAAGGCATATACTCATTACTCAAAAGAGTTATACCCTCATGCATCTCAAAATATTAAGTCAACAGAAGGTCTGTTGAGTGTTTTAAAATATGGAACTACGGGATATTTGCCAGAACATCAAGATCAAGGTGTTAGTAGTAGAGTTTTGTCTACAGTTGCCTATTTAAATGACAGTTATGTTGGTGGAGAAATTTATTTTCCACAAATAGATGTTGAAATTAAACCAGAGGCTGGAAGCATTATATTTTTCCCATCAAATTTTGTTTTTACTCACACGGTAAAACCTATTGAAAAAGGTTTTAGGTATGCAATACCTCAGTGGTATCATAGTTTAAAAAAACCACGGATGTCGACTGGAGAAGTGTAATGCCTGCTTATGAATATGATTGCATGCCGTGTGGAGAAAGATATGTAAAAGTTCGGGCAATGTCAGAAACAGATCCAGGATATAAATGTGATAAATGCAACCAATCTCTTGTTCGTGTTTACTCTAGTATTGGAGTAACATTTAACGGGAATGGATTTTATAGAACAGACAACAGAAAATAATTGCTTGACAATGTTTTAATACTATAGTATAATTAACGTATGGACTCTTTAACTTTAAATACAAATTCTGAGGCAGAACTTAATTCTACGCATAGGTGTGACCAGTGTGGGGCAAGAGCGTTAGTTCTAGTAAAAGGAAAAGTTGCAGACTTAATGTTTTGCTCCCATCATTATAATAAGATCATGGATAATGCTATTGGTTATGATAAAATGATGAAATTTGCTATTGAAATTTTAGACAAAAGGTATGTGCTTGAGACAAAAGAAGATTTAGAAGAAGCAATAAAAAGATAATGAACAAAAACAATGATGAGATTGTCAAAGAAATGATAGAGGCTGGAGCGCTTGAACTTGAAGGAATAGATGCAGAAAGTGGAGAATTTTTATATAAAATTACAGATAAAATGAAAGATATAAATAAAGCCCTTTATGACGAACACTTAAATATGATTTATGCAGACACAATGTATTTTTGGGAAAGAGGATTTTTAGATATTAGTGATTTTAGTAGTTCAAACCCAATGATTTCTCTTACCTCTAAGGCTTTTGATGTCCAAGCCATATCGGAATTATCGCTAGAAAAAGCAGAACTTTTTATTAAAATAAGAAATGCTTTAAAAAAAAGTAAAAGATAATACAGTATTAATGTGTTTATTTTAAAAAGAAACAATTATGTATAAATTTATTGAAAACGTTTTTTCAAAAACAGAAATTGATTATTTAAAAGATATTGTTAAAGAAAAAGAAACTATAAAACTTTACAATATTCGCCCAGATACTGGAAGACTTGCTATTGACCTGGGCTTAATAAAACCAGAAATAATTGCCAAGGTGCAAGGAATTATTCAAAATATTTATGGCAAAGATTATAAAATTAAAGATGTTGGATTTCAAAGATACAAATTAGAGTATGGCTTTCCAAATTTACGGCCACATGTAGATGATCAACAATGTCAGGTTGTATTTGACTATCAGGTTGAGTCAAATAAAAAATGGGATGTTGTTGTTGAGGGGAATTCTATAGGGTTAAATGATAACGATGCTGTTGTTTTTGAAGGAGAAATAGATGTTCATTGGAGAAATCCAGTGCATTTTAAATTAAATGAGTATGTATCAATGATTAATTTTAATGCCGTTAATCGGGATCATTGGAGCAATTTTACAAAAACAGACCCCATCAGTCCAGAAAAAAGACAAGATATGATGATAAAGATCAAAGACAAATGGGAAAATCATTATCCTTTTTAAGTTTTAAGACTTTAAGCAGCGTACTAACTCTAAATTAATGATATACTGTAATTATGTCAAATCTTAAAGAAGGCGACTTTGTTATGGGATCAACATCCGAAGGAACTATTCACGGAGTTATAGAGCATATTATGATTGAGGGTGGAGTTTATGGAGTTCCTGGAACAGAGTATGCTATACAATCAATGCCGCCAGAAAATCCAGCCATGGCCGTTAGAGTTTACAAAAAAGAAAGCGGGGTGTGGAAGCCAACAGCGTATAGTATTGGTATGATGTACAAAGATGCACAAATTGTAGATATAAATAATCCTGGCATGAGTGATGATTCAGAAGAAGATGATATGGAAGAAATGGATAAGTTTGATGGTTGCTGCCCAGAAGAAGATATTAAAAAGAAAGCGCCATGTTGGAAAGGATATGTCCAGCGTGGGATGAAGCCAGGAAAAAATGGAAAACCAGTTCCCAATTGTGTTCCTGTTGCTAAAGCACTTTTTAGTGAATTTGGAAAAGACTATACAAAATCTAAAACTACTAGATATACATTGGAAGAATAGATTATGTCTTCTGGTAAATATAATAGACACGATGGTTTTAATCCTGTTCAAATCAAAGATGGAAAAGTTGTTAGACTTCGTAAAGATGGAACAATCAAGGCAGTATTAGGAGAAATGGGCAAAGATGGCAAAGCAAAAAAACCTCGAATCAACTAAAAAAACTTTAATAAAAACACTTGGTAGAAAAATCAAATAATATGTCTCAAATTACCAAAGAATCTATAATCTTTGCTAAAAAAAATAACAAAGTTTTATTATGTCCAAATTTTTGGGAACAAGTTCCTAGTTGGTCAGATGTTTTTGATATTTTTAAGTTAGCAAATAAAAAAAATAGCGTTCATTTTAATTCTTTTGGCACCTGTACTATTGATAAATCAGAACAATATTCAGATATTTTTGATAATTTTATAGATAAACTTTCTTTGATTCACCCTGGAAAAAAAATAGCAGTTTTTTCAATTATTCATTTTATAACTAAACATGATAATACTATTAAAGACGAAATAGCCAAAATTTTTAAAGAAGATTTTATTAATACAAACCCACACCCTATGCCAAACCCCTTACCTCCAAAAGAAGCATTCGCTGCCACAATTCACTCTGATGCCGTTGATGGATTTTTTACTCAATTTTCAGGATCAACCTTATGGAGAATATATGATAACAATAATTTAGAGCAAGAACATCACATGTTAAACTCTGGTGATCTTATTTTTATTCCAAAAAACCTAAAGCATAGCGTAGAATCTTTGTGCCCAAGAAATGCAATATCGATATCATTTTCTGACTAAATGATATACTAGTAGTATTATGGAATACGCTGTGGTTGTGGGCTTGACATCTATTGTCTTTTGCTTTATAATATATGTAAGGGTTAAAATTAATAAGATTCTAACAAAAGACAAAACTTTTGGGGGAATTAGGCATAGACAAAGCACTTTGCATAATGCCGTTAAACTAATTTTACCAACTAATGAAGACATAATTAAAAACATAATTATGAACAAGGAGAGGTCACCACAAACAAAGCAGTCTAATCAAAAGTACAATCCAGAACGTATTAAAGTTGTTGTTATTAGCAACAAAGCCTATTGGATTCAAGACAATAAGTTTTATGAAACAACAGTAACTGATAGTGGAGAAATAGATCAATCACTAGCAAAACCAGTTAATACAGATAATATGGACACAGGAGAAATTGATAAATTGATGAAAATTGTTGATGACTTAAGGAGCATAGAAGACAATGATGGTAGTGATACAGGGAACTAACGAGTTTAAAGAGTACTCGGTTTTTTTGCGTGCCATGGGGGTTGTTTTATCTAACATGAAGCCAGAAGACAAAGAGTTAGCCCTTTACGTTGTAGGATCTAGAAATAGCAAAATACAAGAATTTGCTATGGAGTTTTGCAATCTTTCTGAAAGGGGAATGAAAGGAAGAGGCAAAAAGATTCAGATGCATCAAACAACAGATTCTTGGGTTAGTACATATTTGTCACAAATGAATTATTTTGCATTTTTTAGCAACACAAGACAACCAATATCGGTATTGGCAAAAAAAGCCAAAGACCAAGGAGTAGAACTGGGAACATTCCAGTACTAAAGGAGAGATATGTTAATTAAAAAACTAGAAGAAGCCGAACAAATTGTTAAATCTAATAAAGATTTAAGATGGTTTGGCTGGGATATAATTTCAAGAGAAATTACAATTAATGGATTTAGTCACAAGTCTGGATCATTTCTTAATAATCGTTGGGGCATTGATAGGCGCTATCCAATAACAGAAAAAGGTTGGTACTTGCCAAACAATTTAGGAGCAAAAAAATGATAAATTACCAACCGTATCAAAACTATTTTGATGTTTTAGGAAAAAATAAAGATAACATTGTCATAATTAATAATTTTATTAATGATGAAGATTTGTTAGCCATTAATAATTATCTTGATTTGTACAAAGATAATGATGAGTTTATAGGTGGAAAAGATTTAAGACAAGAAAAGGTCAAAGAAGAAAATCCCGCAGTTGCAGAAATTCTTGATAAATATGAGAAAAAAATATATGAAAAAGTTTACGAACTTTTTACTGAAAAATATCAAATTCCTGTTATTAGAAAGCCAGTTAATCCTACACATTTTGTTAAGTGGGTTCCTGGAATGAACTCTAAACTGCATTGTGATTGTGAAAAACCAGATGGAACTCCAGCGCTTGCTGCAGATTTTTACACTTATAATGTGTCAGTTTTGATGTACCCAAATGATGAATATGTTGGAGGAGAAATTACTTTTCCAGACTATGATTTAACTTTAAAGCCAAAACCAGGAGACATGATTCTTTTTCCAGGAAACAATTCATATAAGCATACCGTACAAACAGTAGAAAGTGGAAGAAGGTACACTATGCCTTCTTGGTATAGTTTTGATGTTAACGAGCCAGTAAGTAAACAAAATAAAGAATATTCATATAAAGATTCTGTTCAACTTTGGGAAGGCTTACCAGATTTTGATAAGATAGATCCACTTGGAATTGAGACTAGAGAAAATTATAATGAAAGATTATAAATGGAAAGACTCTGCTTTATGTTTAGGGCAGCCAACTTCTGCTTTTTTTGAACAATACGAAGAAGGCAGTTTGGATTATAAAAATGGCATAGATCAATTTTGTTTAAATTGTCCAGTATTAAAAAAATGCTTTGCCGTTGGAGTATCTGGAAAGGAATATGGTCTTTGGGGTGGAATATATTTAGAAGAAGGGGAGCCGTCAAAAGAGTTTAATTCTCACAAAACAAAAGAAAAATGGTCGACTCACTGGAAAGCATTAACAATGGATAAAGAGTTATAGTGTATACAGACAGTATGCGTAGAGCCTTTAGGTCTATCAGAGCCCCTAAAAATTTTAGTGTTGATCTTGTAGACAATGAACATTTTTTAGTTGTTCGAGCAGACGAAGTGGCTTTTGTAAAATTAGGACATGATGATAAAATAGAAGCAGTTCAATATATGATAAAAGTTAAAAAAGCATTAGAAGAAAATGGGGCCATTGTTTTATTAACTAGAAAAGCCATAAAATAATATGGAATACTTTATTAATAATGTGCCAGTCGGGGTAGATCCAAAAAACTTTATCAGAGATGAAAAATATACGAATAACTCTTTTAATCTTGGTAAAAATGCAATATACACAATAAATAATTTCTTATCTACAGATATTTGTAAATACTTAGTTTTAGAAACAAACAAAATAAAAAAAGAAAACAATGGCTTATTTTGGGATGATTCTATTTACAGTAATAAAATTATAGCAGATACCATTCTAAATATTATTCCTGATATTAAAGATAGGGTAGAAAAGTTATACAAAATAAAAGTAAAACCTAAAATTGATCCACATGTTATGAAGTGGGAAACAGATACATCTATGGATATTCATGTAGATGATTTATCTTATAAAACATCTAAGAATCACATATCAACAATAATATATTTAAATAAAGGGTATAAAGGTGGTGAAATATTTTTTTCACAACAGAATTTATCTGTTAGTCCCAAAGTAGGAGATTTGTTAATTTTTCCAGGTAATTTAAATTATCCTCACGAAGTAAAAAAAATTACAACTGGGGCTAGATATACTTTGCCAACTTGGTTTAAATATGTATGATATTATATAAGACTGGAGATTAAATATGATTGATTTAAATGGAGGACCAAAACATATTTGTGTTTGTGGGTCAAAAATATGGGATATACAAATAATGTTTGAAAATGGCGGGATTGCTTTATATTTTTTAGACATGAAATGTTCACAATGTGGAACTCTGTCTTCTCCACCAACAAAACTAGATGGAGGAACTTTATAAATGCCAAGAATGCCAATTGATCATATATCAAGTGATGATTTTATTTTACCAAATGATCAAATAGATTGTGCTTATTTGATTGATCAAAATCAACTCAATCTTGCAAAAATATATTCATCTAGAGAAGAATATGTAAAAACTCTTCCAACTGGTTTAAAATACATGGAAGTTGGCGTGGCATGGGGATATTATGCTGATTTAGTGGCTAAACAAAAAAATCCACAATGCATACACATAGTGGACTGGTTTAATCAAGATCTAAAATGTTGGTCTTGGAGAAAATTTGGAGAGTGTCAATGTGGAGGAGAAAAACATGAACTATTGTTTACTTCAGAAACACACGAAAAATACATAATTGATAAGTTTAGTAAATATAACAATTTAAAAACTTTCAAAGGAGAATGCAAAGAAATTTTAAAAAATATTCCACATAAATATGACTATATATATTTAGATATAACCAATGACAGAAAAGATATAAGGCCCACACTTCAGTTGGCATCTTTGTTGATTGAAAAAGATGGAATCATTGGACTTAACGACTACCTAATATACGATGGAATAATTGAAGATAAGCCTTACGCCACATTTCAAGTAGTAAATGAATTTTTACGCTATAATAGTAATTGGAGTGTTGATGCTATTGCACTTCATGCTTTAGGGTTTTATGATATATATATAAAAAAGGACTATTAATGATAAGTAACAATGTTCCTCCACACGTCTTATTTGATCCCGTGGCAAAAGACTATATGTTAGTTGATCCAGACAATATTTTTATGGACCTATTTAACGATGAACTCGATACAACTTGGATGATTAACAATGAACAGAGAACGTTTAGTATCATAAGACCAGAAGAAGATAAGTGTGCTGATGATGGCTCAGTAATATACAATTATAACAAACAAAAATTTAGGTGTGATGACTTTACTAATGTTCATGATGGAAAACATATTCTTTTTTCTGGATGCTCAGAGACAGAAGGTGTAGGAGGAAATATAGAAGACGCTTGGTCTAAAATATTATATGATATTTTATCTAAAGAAGAAAAATGTTCTGGATTTTTTAATTTATCAAGATCTGGTTGGGGTTGGGCAAGAATTATAACAAATGCTTTGGTTTATTTTAAAAATTATGGATACCCAGATACCTATTTTATTATGTTACCAAATCATCAGAGAAAATTTCTTTATTCTGGCGGCATTCATCCGTGGGTACATTGGCAAAAATATCCAAAATCTTATAAAATGAAAGATCCCAACAAATCAGGAGAGCCTGATTTAGGAACAGATCCCAAAGAATATTTAGAAGATTTTGTTTATTTTTTAATATCTTGGAAAATATTTACCGATTTATGTATAACAAACAATGTCAAAATCATATTTTCTTCATGGGATGGTATAGATAAAGAAAATATGTCTAGAATATCAATATTTGATAATTTTATTAATATTAAAAGTAAAGACATTGAAGATTATGCTAAAATATATTATAAAAACAACAGTATATGCAAAGACGATTACAAGAAAAGAGATGGTCACGCTGGCAGGGTTATTCATAATTTTTGGGCTAATGAATTTTATAAAACATATAAAGAGTTGAACAAATAATATGATAAATAAAATAAAAAAATATATTAAACTTAAGATGCAAATAAGAAAAATAAAAAAACAAATAAATAATCCAAGACCTTTTATTTACTAATATTGACAAGCCTCTGGTTTATCTGTATACTTTATATATGATAAAAATAAAAGTAGCCATAATTGCCTTGCTAATTTCTGGCACTTCTTCGGCAAGTGCCATGGAAAATGCCCCAGATGCACTAAATGATGGAAGAACAGTTCCTCTTATAATTCAAGGAAGTGGAAAAAATTGTACTGGCTTTTTATATTCTGAAAGAATTGTTTTAACTGCAGGGCACTGTGTAATTGATCGACAGACTCAAAAAATGTGGCCACAACATTATGTTGGAATGCCAGGTTTGCCATACCTACCAAATTCTTTAGAATATGAAATGATTCCTGTTGAAAAAATATTCTCAACCTTTAAAATTAAACAAGAAAAAGATTATTCTGATACCAATGATTTTGCTGTTTTAGTTTTAAAAAATAAAATATTAGTACCTGGAAAAGCATACATTGCCACAAAAAAAGAAGTTGATGATTATATAAAAAATAAAAGCATGGTCACAACAATTGGCTATGGGCGACAAAGTAAAGAGCATCAACACAACGATTTTACTATACCAAAATATGCACAGTTTCCATTAGCCTCAGATGAAGCAGTTAATAGCACAATATCTGAAGTATATAATCATGGAGGAGTTGGATATTATGGAATGAAAATTCATGTACTTCAAATTCCTGCAGGACCAAGCACGTGTTCTGGCGATTCTGGATCAGCGTTTTATATTAAAGATAAAGAAAACTTTATTTATTTAGGACCGTTATCTTGGGGGTTTGGAGGAATTCCAAATTGCAGTGGTAACGGATGGAAAACAAATGATATGAAAATGGGATCAGTAGCAGCGTATGACTATTTACCTATAGTTAAAGAGGCAGAAGAATATGTTGCCAAACAAAATACGATAATCACCCCAACACCAACTGTATCCTCATTGCCCAAAAAACCAAGTATTAAAATAACAATAAAATGTTACAAAGGAAAAGAAATAAAAAAAATCTATGGAATTAATCCTAAATGTCCAAAAGGATATAAAGTAAAGGTTTAGGGTTGATGGTGCTATAATAGAAGTACCCTTTAAGCAGGGGAATAAAAAATATATAAAAAGGAGAAACATGTCAAACATTGACACTAAACAATTAAAGGCTATGGGAGCATCCTATGGTCGATCAGTACTAGGTGCAGGAATTGCCCTATACATGTCTGGGATTACAGATCCAAAGGATCTATGGGCTGCTCTAGTGGCTGCAATTGCGCCCGTTCTATTACGTGCAATAAATCCTGGAGATCAGGCATTTGGTCTACTACCAACTGTTGAGTCCGTAGACAAGGCTTTAAAGGCTGCTAAGGCACCTGCAAAGAGGGCTGCATCAAAGTCAGCAAGTAAATCTAAGAAGTAATAGATTTAATTATGGGGAGATGTTATAAATAAATGACTCTCCCCATTTCTGATTTATCAAATAATTTAAATTTTTTATTTAAAGAAGAATATTTAAATAATTATAAAAATAAAACCCCTTTTAAATTTAATGAAAAAATGCCAATAGATATTTCTTGGGATGAATTGCTTAAACTTGTAGATAGCGACCTTAAACAGGCTATAGAAAAAAAAGAAAATTTTTCAATTGACCTATGGTTTAAAATAAAAATGGCAGATAGGATTGATACAATATCTAAAGTTATAGAAAAAATTTTGGAAAAATTTGAAATGTCTAAATTTTGGAAAAACGTAAAGCCAAGCCCAGGACAGCACATATACATCAGTTTTACATCAGATGAATTGGTAAACCAAGGAATGCACAGCGATAAAGACAATGTATTTTTTTGGCAACTTCAAGGAAAATGTATTTGGAGAATATATGATGAATTTAATCAATTTGTTAAGTATGAATTTGAATTGGCCCCAGGAGACATAATTTATTGTCCAAAATATAGACAACATCTTGTTGTATCTTTAACTCCCCGAGCAGGTGCGTCTTTAGGGTTTGGCTCATTAAAATAAATATATAAACTTTTGATTATTTATTTAAACTAACTAAATAATCTTAAAATCTAATATTTTAAAAAATACAGATAAAGCATATCTATTATTATCAACAGGAACTACTCCATGCCTATTGTAAAAATTTCCAGGAAAAGATATAAACATGCCAGGCTCTGGTTTTATTTTTAATTCATGCTGTGGAAAATATATTTCGCCACCCCTATAGTTATTGTTTATATACACAAGGTTAGAAAGATGCCCACTCCAATCATAATTACTATTTTTGTCAAAATTGTCGGAATGCAGTTCTGTTTCAAATCCAGGATGCCTTAAATTTAAATGATTAGTATCTAAGTGACCTTTATTGGCAAGTTCGTCATATTCTAAATTAGTTTGAAATAATTTTTCTGCTGTAAGTTTTATTTTTATCTTATACTTGTCTATTATAGTATTTGCATTTTCTTTAAGACCATCCTTTAATGCTTGTCTGACTTTAAAATCATAATCCAAAGAATCTTTATTTGTTGCATATACGATATCAGACCAATCGTGTAAAATTTTTAACTCATCTTGATTCATAAAATTTTTTATAATTTTAATAGTATCCGAACCGTAGCCTACTCTTTCTGTAAAATTATCAGTGTAGGGGGACCTAGTACGATTAGGATCTTTTTCCTCAATTACATAATTTTCTAAATCTAGGCCTGTCTCATTATTCATATAATCATTATACCCTATTGAACCTGATATACTAATAATATGACTTTTGCTATTAAACAAGACAAAGTTAAAAATGCTAAATTGTTTGGGACCAGAAACGATTTTATTAAAACTTTACCAAAAAATATATCATATGTCGAGGCTGGAGTGTTGGCTGGAGATTTTTCGTTAGAAGTTTTAAAAATTATTGATCCATCAGTAATGCATTTAGTTGACACATATTTTGATTTAGATTTTAGAGAATCAGATTTCAAAGGCAATAGGTGGAACACAAAAGAAGAACACTACGACTTTGTTTGTAAAAGATTTAAAAATATAAAAAATGTAATATTACACAAACAAACATTTGAGACTTTTTTTAAAAATAACAAAGAAAATAAGTTTGATTTTATTTATCTTGACTATGAGGTAAGTTATAGTTCTGTTCGCAATCAAATACGAATGGCAACACAAATGTTAAATCAAGGAGGAACAATAGGGTTTAATGATTATAATATATACTTTAACAATACTGAAACTGGAGAAAAGATGGGGGTTGTGCCAGCAATAAACTATTTTGTTAATAATAACCCAGATTGGTACGTGCAT